ACAGCGGTTTGAAGGTGTGGGCAGCGCAGGGGATTCCGGGAGTGATCGCATGAGTGCGCGCAAAGCCTATCGCCCGCGCCAAGCCAGCAATGTGGCCGGCATCAACAAGCTGGCGATGGCGTCAGCCCTGTCGCAAGCCGAGATTGACGCACTGGCGCTTCGGGTCCACGGCGCGAATGCCGTGGTACGCGCTGGACATGCGGCAGAGCAGAACATGGCCGACATTGCGGCAGCCATCAACACCTCCATGGTGCTGTGCGAACGCGCCGGCAACAACGCCGAAGCCCTACAGATCGTGTTCGATGCCCAGGACGCTCTGCTGCGCGCTCAGCGGCACCACCAGCACGCGAAACGCTGGTGCTTGGATGGTCCTGGCATTGGCCAAGTCGCTGCGGCGCTTAGCCTCTATGAACAGTTGCTTGGCGCGGTCACAGCGCTGCAACTCACAGATGCCATCCGAGAAGCGTGGAAGCGGGCTGATGCTGGCCTGGTACTGACCGTGGAGGCAGCGTGAAAAGCCGCCGCATGCGTTCCCCCATGCACTGGATGGTGCAGCAAATCCCGGCCGTCAAGCCGGCACCATCGACTTTCAACCCACGCCCGGCAGCGCAGATCGTCGGTGGCAGCACGACGCACCGCATCTTTTTATTCCTGCAGCAGCACCGAGGCGTGAGCTTTCGCTACAGCGAGCTGCTGAAACACGCCGATCCGTGTACGCCGTCTGCCTTGGTGTGGGCGTGCGCATTCCTGCGCGAACACGGCTACATCGAGGCCTATCCCGATGCGTTCTCAGGCCGCACCAAGTTCCGCTACGTCTACACAGGATCGCGCGCCGGATGAAATCACCTTCACCCATCTCGGCGTCCGCATACCGCGAACTGGCTGAAAGCATCCGAAACCGGCAAGTCATGCTCACTCGCCGCACGCTGGCTGATATGCGCGACAAGCCGGCCAAGCCGAGCAAGTATCGCAATCAGATCGTGATGGATGGCGAGATGCGCTTTGACTCCAAGGCTGAGTATCGCCACTGGTGCCATCTGGTGCTGCTGCAGAAGGCGCGTGAGATTTTCGACTTGCAGCGGCAAGTGCCGTTCGTCCTGGCGCCGGCGGCAATCTTCGGCGGTTCCAAGCATCGCGCGTTGGTCTACATCGCGGACATGACCTACCGCGAAGGCGCCGCCGATGGCCCGCTGGTCGTGGTCGATGTGAAGGGTTGCATCACCGATGTTTATCGCGCCAAACGCCATCTGATGTTCACGGTGCACGGCATTGAAGTGCGCGAAGTCAAGCGCGCCTGAACTCTCAAGGAATCACCATGGTCAACCCAGCTCGCAAGATTGGCGACACGCCAACACCGAAAGAAGTCAAGTTCATCCGGCTGGTTCTAGCCGGAGAGTCCTATTTTGATGCGTACCGACACAGTTACGCGGTGTCCGACACCTCAACGCGAGGAACGCTCAAGACAGCCTCGATGCGCGTTGCCAACCGTCCGTTGGTCAGGGCTGCGCTGGAAGCTGGCCGCCAGGAACTCCAAGACGCTGTGTTGTTTGAACGCGCCGAGATCATCCGCGAGATTGCACGCCTGGCGCTGGCCGATCCGCGCGGGATCGTGGACGGCAAGGGACGGCTGAAGTTACTGCACGAGTTGGACGACAAGACGGCGGCCACCGTGGGCGCGTTCGAGATCACCGACACGGGTGGCATCAAGTACAAGTTCCACGACAAGAACGCAGCCCTGGAGAAGGCAGCCAAGATTCTCGGCCTGTACGCGCGCGACAACAGCCAGAAAACCGACCCACTGGCCGAGTTGCTGAAGTCGCTGAGCGGCAATGTGCTGGGTGTGGTGCCCAACCCAGAACCGGATGACGACGTTGACTGATGCCGACACACTGGCCGCCAACCTGGACAACCCAGCATGGCGTCTGGCAAACCTGTACAAGATCATCACCAAAGGCCAGGACGAATCTGCTGAAGGCCTGGTGATCGACTTCAAGCCGAACAAATTCCAGCGTCGGCTGCAGCGCAGGTTGTGGCACAGAAATGTCATAACCAAGGCGCGTCAGCTCGGCTTCACGACTTTTGTCGCGCTGCTGTGGCTGGACACGGCGCTGTTCTCTACTTCACCCATTCGCTGCGGCATCATCGCGCAAGACCGAGAGGCCGCCGAGGCGATCTTCCGCGACAAGGTGAAGTTCGCCTACGAGCACCTGCCCAATGAACTGCGGGCGAAGTTCCCGCTGTCGCGCGACTCGGCATCAGAACTGCTGTTTGCCCACAACAGCGCCAGCATCCGTGTGGCCACCAGCATGCGCAGCGGCACGCTGCATCGATTGCATATCTCAGAGTTCGGCAAGATTTGCGCCACCAGCCCGGAGAAGGCCAAGGAAATCATCACGGGTTCGATTCCAGCCGTGCCGCTCAATGGCATGCTGATCGTCGAATCCACCGCCGAAGGCAATGAAGGTGCGTTCTACGACATGGCGATGCGCGCGCTGGCCATCGAGCAAGAGGGCAGGGCACTGACCCCGCGCGACTACCGCATGCACTTCTTCCCGTGGTACGGCGCACCGGACTACGAGTTGGACCCCAATACGGTCCAGATCAACGACGCCGACAACCGCTACTTCAACGAGGTTGAAGGGCTGATGAAGGTTGTCATCACCGCCAGGCAACGCGCCTGGTACGTCGCCACACGCGATTCAGACTTCGGCGCCGACCGCGTGCTGATGGGCCAGGAATACCCGAGCACGCCGACCGAGGCGTTTCAGGTTTCGATGGAGGGCTGCTACTACAGCCAGCAACTGGCCGACACACGCCGGCAGGGTCGCATCGTCCCGAGCATCCCGCGCGAGACGGTGCCGGTCAATATCTTCTGGGACTTGGGCCGTGGCGACATGACGGCGCTGTGGTTTCACCAGCGCGTCGGCCTGGAGAACAGGTTCATCCGCTACTTTGAAGCTGGTGGCGAGGACTTGGAGTTCTACGTCAAGGAAATTCAGGGCTGTGGCTACAACCTGGGCACGATGTACTTGCCGCATGACGCCGAGCACAAGCGCCTGGGCGAGAACCCGGACACAAACAGGTCGATCCGCGAGATGCTGGAAGACATGATGCCTGGCGTGCGTTTCGAGACAGTGCCGCGTGTCACGCGCATCAACTCGGGCATCACCGCCACACGCAACGTGTTCGCATCGTGTTGGTTCGATGCAACACACTGCAAGCAGGGAATCACCCGGCTGGCCAACTACCGCAAGAAGTGGAACCGCACCACGGGCAACTGGTCGGATGAGCCGATGCACGATGCAAATTCGCACGGCGCCGACGCTTTCCGGCAATTTGGCCAGGTCGCCGACAAGGGCGAAACCTTCAACATCGGCGCCCAGGTCCAACTCGGCAAGAACGCAAGTTGGCGCCGCAACCGCGGCTCACCGATGGCTGTCTAGCGTCCGTACCAGTGCTGCCAGACTTCCCGGAATTCAACCGGGAGTCGCCATGGGTTTGTCCATCGAATTGAGCCAGGCTTACGAGTCGCACGTTTTCGGCTCGATCACCGTGCTGTACACCTGGGTCAACGACGAGCGCGCCATGGTGTTGATCCCGACCTACCGCAAGGGTGCAGGTTGGTTCATCGTCTGCGACTCTGTCGCCTGGCGCTACGACGATGAGAGCTACCTGGTGCAGCAATCGCGCAAGGCTTGCGAGGTGATGGGCGACGAGCCCAGCATGAACAACGCCATCAAGATTGCCAAGATCATCCACGATGGCCTGGAAAACCTGATCCGCATGCCCAGCGTGCCGACCAAGGAACTCATCAAGGGGTCGTTCGGCCGCATGCAAGGCCGCGCCGATGGCAAGGTATTCGCCGAGGAAGACATTCGCCTGGAAAAGGTAGGGCCGACCTATGGCTAATTTCACCGAAGCCTATGCCAACGGTGGCGGCGCCAGCGCTGACTACACGCTCGGGTTTGCTCCACCCGCAGATGACAACTCGTTGGGCGACTCCAAGGCCAATCCGCTCGACAACGAACAATCGCGCACCGAACTCAACATCCTTCTCAACTGGTTTTATTGGGAAAAGGAAATGCAGGCGGTCAATCGCATGGAAATGGCGATGGACGCCGATTTCTATGACGGCATGCAATGGCTGGCCGACGATGCCCAAACGCTTCGTAGCCGAGGCCAGATGCCGCTGGTCTACAACGAGATCGCTCCGGTGGTCGATTGGCTCATCGGCACTCAGCGCCGCGCATCCGTGGATTGGGATGTGCTGCCGCGTAACGAGCAGGACGTGCAAACTGCCGACATCAAGACCAAGGTGCTCAAGTACGTCTCGGACATCAACAAGATCGACTTCGCCCGCTCGCGCGCCTTTGCCGACGCCATCAAGGTCGGTGTGGGCTGGATCGATGACGGCGTGCGCGAAGACCCGACCAAGGACATCCTGTACTCGAAGTACGAGGACTGGCGCAATGTGCTGTGGGATTCACGCTCGAACGAACTGGACTTGCAGGACGCGCGCTATGTGTTCCGCTGGCGCTGGGTCGATCTGGACGTGGCGCTGGCCATGTTTCCCGACCGTGAAGATGCAATCCGTGAAGCTGCCTATGCCGCGCCGCGCATGTCCATGGGCTCCGACGAGTACGAGGACACGACCGATGGCCTGCAGACCGGACAACTGATGACCACCACGTCCAGCCTGGACGAGCGTGCTGGCGTGATCTTCGCGGCCGGAAGCGCACCGATGGGCACGACCCGGCGCCAGCGTGTGCGCTTGATCGAGTGCCAGTACCTCAAGGCGGCCAAGACGCAGATCGTGCAGGGCGGCCCGTTCCACGGTTCGTTCTACCACCCGTCCGACACGACGCTCACGGATTCGATCAACGCCACGGGCGCCACCATCATCGACAAGGTGATGATGCGGATGCACGTCGCCGTGATGACCGAAAACCGCATGCTGGGCTATGGCCCGAGCCGGTTCCGGCACAACCGTTTCGGCCTGACGCCTGTGTGGTGCTACCGCCGTGGGCGCGATCACTTGCCCTACGGCATGATTCGTCGGCTGCGTGACATCCAGGAAGATATGAACAAGCGCGCCAGCAAGGCGCTGTTCCTGCTGAACACCAACCAGATCATCGCGGAGAAAGGTGCCGTCGATGACCTGAACATGCTGCGCGATGAGGCCGACCGCCCGGACGGCATGATCATCACGAACAGCGGCAAGACGGTCACGATCCGGCGCGACACCGATGCGGCGAGCGGCCAGATCAACATGATGACCCTGGCCGCGCAAGCGATTCAGCGGCACAGTGGCGTGTCAGACGAGAACCTTGGTCGCCAAACCAACGCCAACAGCGGCGTGGCGATCCAGGCACGGCAGATGGCCGGCAGCGTCGTGACCACCGAGCCGTTCGACAACTTGCGCCTAGCGATCCAGGTGCAGGGCGAAAAGTTGCTGTCCCTGGTTGAGCAGTTCTATACCGATGCCAAGGTTGTGCGCCTGACCGGCACCACGGGCGGCATCGAGTGGACGCATGTGAACAGTCCGGAAATTCAAGCGGATGGCTCGATCCGCTACATCAACGACATCACCGCGACGGCTGCTGACTTCGTGGTGAGCGAGCAGGACTATGCCGGCACGATCCGCCAGGTGATGTTCACCACCCTGAGCGAAATGGCAACACGCCTGCCACCCGAGATTGCCTTGCGTGTGCTCACCATGGCAATCAGCTACTCGGACCTTCCGAACAAGGATGACATGGTGCGAGAAATCCGGCAGATGACTGGCGCACCTGACCCCAGCGCGCAACTCACTCCCGAGGAACAGCAGCAGCAACAGCAGGCGCAGAAGCAGCAGCAAGCCCAGCAGGCCCAGGCCATGCAGATGCAGCAGCAAGCCGCAGTGCTGGCGCTGCAGGAGCAGACGGCCAAGGTGCGTGAGGTCAACGCCAAAGCGGCACAACTCGAAGCGCAGACGCAGGGCGCGAATGGCGGCGCTGGCAACACGCAGGCGTTCCAGGACCAGATCATGCAGATCAGGGCGCAGGCTTCGCAGGAGATTGAAAGCCTGCAGGCCAAGCTGCAGCAGACCACGGCCGAGGCCAACAACAAAACGATGCAGATCACCAGCGACGCGAACACCAAGCTGGAGATCGCCAAGATCGCGGCCGATGCGCAGATTCGTGTGGCCGAAATCACGCGCGCCAGCGATACCAGCCTGGCTGCCATGGCCCAGCGCATCAAGGTTCTGGAGGCATCCGTCACCGGCAGCGGAAACGTGCCAGCGGCCGACCTCAAGCAGCCGCCCGGCGCAGCGCCCGTACCAGTGCAAGGCACAGTAGCGCCTGAACCAGCGATCCCGAGCACGCCACCAAACCCAGGAGCCTGACATGGCCAAACGCAAACTGAATTCCGCCGCCACTCCAGCTGCAGCGTCGGATGATTGGGAAACCCGCAACGATCTGGACACGCTCATGGCCGCGCACAAGATTCACAGCGACCCCAAGCGCCATGCCAAGGCGAAAGCGCTGGCCAAGGCCAAGATGATGAGCATGGCGCGCGTGGCAACCGCTCCAACGGTGCCCACCAGCCCGGCCGATGCCCAGAACGGCACCGGCGTCGCCAGCGACATGGCGCCCTACGCCGAGTAAGTCGCCATGGGCGCTTACTACGACGATGCGGAGGTCAAGGAATTGACCGATGCTGTCGTCGCGCGTGGAGAGTCACTGCTGCAGATATTC